TTCAGCGTCCATTTATCCCCCCATTGCGGCTATGACAGTTGCAAACAGCACAGACAAAAACCCCGCCAGCACAGCCGCAGCGCATAACATCATCGGCAGTTTGTATTCGTTCAAAGTCCGGCGTTGCTCCTCTGCCAGTCTGCTCATTTCGGCGCGTCTCCGCTGTTCCCGCTGCCGCTGCTTGCGCTTATGTTTTGATTGCAGGCTCATGGCTACGCCTTGCGCTCGCAAGCGATAATGGCTTTCCTTATGTTGCAATCTGCACTCCCTTCTCGGGTAACTTGGACAGCGACATCAAGGTCTCCAGCCGTATGGTCGACAATATCAAGCACCTCGATTATCTCGATGTTTGAGCGGTCTTTCACCTCTTTCTGGTAAATAGGCCCCCACGTAGTGCCGCCATCGGTGGAGAACCGATACATAAAGCTCTGGCTGGTGGATGCAAGGCTGAACTGGAGAACGAACACCAGCGCATAAACCCCGGAGGGCAAGGCTGGCGTATCGAGATTGAGCAAATCTGTCCAATCCGGGTCAGTAGTCGTTATATCTACGTCTTCCGCTGTAGCATGGGAGAAAGTGAGAACATCGAACAGTTCAATAGCCATAAAGCCCCCTACGGTGTGTGTATCAACTGGTTCCCGTTGTATGTAACAAGCTCGTTGTCGTGGATTATGCTGTTGGGCAACTCTTGACGCAGGCTGATATATTCATAATCCGCGCTGTAGTTTGGGTCGCTTGAGGCGCCAACGTGAATCTCGCTGATAGCCCCGGTGTAGTGCATCGTATATTCGCCATCTGCTGTATATTCGGCGCTATTTACCCATGTCCCGTTGGGCAGCCGGATGCTCATCTTCCCGGTGCCATTTACATTGCGGACCTTGCATTTCAGCACCCATGATGCGGACGGGAAAACATCGTCATTCGGCACCAGTGAACCAAAATTGCTTTGGGTTTGGAGGTGGACGCTCCCGTCCCCGTTGTCTGTAATATCAGCCGGGTAAGCAGGGTCAAAGCTCCAGCCATCAACCCCACAATCAAAGGTGAAGTTATAGAGGTACTCTCCGCCGACAGGTCGGCACTTATCGCCCCCCGGATGGAGAGCAAACTTCGCTAAAGATGACACATGGCTTGGAGCCTGTACTATCATGCTTTCCACCCCCCATAATATGAAAAAAGGGAGAGGCTTTCGTCCTCCCCCTCTGTGTTCATGGGCAAATGAGATTACATCGACATCGTGCCTTGGAACCTTTCAGACCACCCGCGCAGCTTGAGGTGGACGTTGGAGCCGGGCAATCGCATGAACTCTTTGCCAATCCGTTTCGTGCAGAACCCGGATATGATAGCCTCGCCTCCGGTATCTGCTCCAACGACAATCTGGTTGAGTTCCGGGTCTGTCGCCAATGTCTGCAACTCCATAGAGCCAGCAGCCGCGAGCTTGGTCTTTATTGCACCCATAAGCTCTATCGTTTGTGCCGAGGATACCATTATAGCCTCCTTTACTGAGCGGAGCAGCGCAGAGCGGCGAGTTTCACAGCCTTGCGGTCTGCGGTTCGTTCCCACGAAGCGGCATCGGCAAACTCGGCATTGGTCGGAGTCGTAGATGCGGGAGAACCTACGAAACTGAATCCGTATGGATGGAGGCAGTAATTCCTCCGGGAAACGAGGATTTCCTCGCCAGCTCCGTTACCACTCAACGGGCGGCTATCAAGCTCAAGAGCCTTGGCGGGGGCGCCTTCGCCGTACCCTACGAGACCAGTACCGATTACGTAGCTGGTATAATCTCCCGCGCTGGGAACCCCGGTCTCCACGTTATCGCGTACCACGAGCCGCAGCCCAGAAAGCGCCTCATACAGGTAATTGCCTTGCAGGTCATAGACCTTATCGGTAACGCCCTGTTTCCGCAGCGCGGTACGGATGGCAGAATGGCAAATCATAGCGCCGAACAGGTTATCTTGAGCATCCCCGGCAGTTTGGATGGTATCGAGAATCATACCAATATCAACCAGCGTACCAGTCTGGCTGATAACCATATCGCCGCCATCGTTGAGGATGTTCGATTCGATAATCCCGGTAACGATTGCAATGGTAACAGCGTCTTGAAGAAGCGCCCACCGTGCGCCGATTCGCCCGGAGATTGCGGTCATGGCATTCCCCGTAGACGACAGGTTGGCAGTGATAGATTTTGCACCAAAAGCGATGTTTCGGAAATTGGCGATTGCGGTATCGGTTCCGGTATCAATACCATCAACATTGGCATCATTGTTCGAGTCGTCGCCAATGTTATCAGTCGCCGTGAGGTCATTGAAATAATCGAAATCAAACATCTTGCCCACGTTTGCGAGCATCATGCGCTTCAACTCTGCATCCGGCACAACTACCCCGGCATTCCAGAATACGGACAAGAGCAGCGATTGACGCAGGATTTCGATTGCGAATTGAGTTCTTTGGATAAGGTCAGAAAGAACAACCATGGCGGAGCCTCCATTTCGTGTGTAGTGATTAACAGCCGCGATAATCCACCAGCACAGCCGACAGAGGCCCCGCCACAGGCAGGGGGGCGGCTATCGAGTAACTTCCCTGATAACCGTTTTGAGCTTGTCTCCTGAGAGTTCGCCTCGGGCGCTCTCCCTTCCAAGCTCGACACCGTTCTTGCGAATAACGAGAACGGTTTTGTTGCGCTTTTTATCGTAATTTACTGATACCGTCTTATCTTCCATCAGCGCCTCACATTGACAGCGGCAGGGATGGCAGCGAGTTCAGGCGAATCTAAGTTGTATTTTTTAACAAGCTGGTTGTGTTTGTCAAGGTCTTTTTCTGCAAGTTCAACCTGCTTGTCAAGGGAGTATTCGGGAGAACCGAGCTTGTAATACTTTTCCCAATCGTCGATATTGCCAGCGTCGCCGCCTCCTCCGCCGCCTCCGGAGCTGTTGCGTCCTACGAGAATCTTCTCCCATTGCTTGCTTGCACGAAACTCCTCAGCGAGCTTTTCTGTCGTGGTTTCGTTGCCATCTTTGTCCTTTGCTACCACGGTAAGAACACCGTCAACCTCTTTCGTCTCGAATCGACTACGGAGGTGAGGCTCCATGATAAATGCGCTATCTCCGGCGAGGTCTGCTGCCAGCTTGGAAACCTCAACTTCCACCATCGTCTGCTTCATGGTTTCCTCGATTTCCTTGGCACGGTCTTCCGCCTCCGTGAGCTTGCGCTGGTACTCAGCCTCCCGCGCCTCATACGCTTCCTTGTATTTCCCTTGTTGCTCGAGGAGCTTTATTCTGTCCTCCTCGTTCTTTGCTTTTTCGAGTGCGAGCTTATCCTCGAGTTCCCGGCGCTTGTCAGCCTCTTTTTTCTTCTCGTCGAGGAGTTGCTTGAGCTTATTGCGTATAGCATCAGAACCTCCATCGCCATCTCCGTCCCCTGCGCCCGGGAGTCCATCAACCTTGAGGTAGAATTTCCCGTCTTTCTCCTCATAGAAGCTGCGATACTGTTCCTCAACATCCTCGAGCTTTTCAATCATGAATTTCAGCATTGTTTACCCTTTCATCGTTGGTTTTACGTTTGTTCGCTTTGTCAATTCTGCGAGAGAGGAAGCTGCGATATAAATACTGGCGTAATCATCATCCCCGATGCCAATGGTTGTAATAAAATGTGGTTCGCAGAACACTGTTTCTCTTGGTCCAACAGCAACGCCGCGCCGCCGGATTATCTCGGCCAGCAGACGTTCGGTTCCGATGTTTTTCAGTTCAGGCATTTTGTTTCCCCCATACCAAGGCGCACACCAGATGCAAACGCGCCAAGGTCTTCCACAATGGATTGATAAATGTCTTTGTAGTGCCGTCCCTTGTCCATGTATTCCTGTAACTTGTTACGTATCAGTCGTTCGGCCAGCATGATTTCGGCAAGCTCGCAGCCGCTTAACGTATCGCGCAATTCAGGATTGTGCTGCCCCATCAGGTCCAGCGCTTTGTATGTCGCTTTTGTAATGTTGCCGTAATAGTGTTTCGCGTTTTTGCTCCCCTGGGCGGTAGCGTAGTCAACGAAAGCTTTTATAACGTCCGTCTCATCGCGTCGAATGCCCTTTGACTCGGTGCGCGATGCAATCCACCCCCCGCTATTGGCGTTCATGTCCATTTGCAGCAGTCGGCGTTCCATTTCGTTGAATGCCGCCAAAAACTTACCCTGCCACTCCCGCGCACGTTTCGTCTCGAAACGCATCATCACCAGCACAAAAGCATCGCGGTTCATTTTGTACGCGGTGTATTTTGTGCCTCGATATTCTGTTTCGAATTCGGAGATTTTAGGGGTGCAACCTGCACCCCTTGTTTCTGCCCAGTATTCACGCAATTTAGGCATTATCGTTTTGATTGCCCTCGCAACGTCGTTGTGCTTCATTCCGAAACGGCGAGCAACGGTTGTGCTGTCGCAATAGATGTCCTTCTTTTCTGCTTCTACTAGTTGCATTATTCCCTCCATTGGTTACGTTAATGTTAGCAGAGAACATAACACAATAGATTACAACCGTCCACATACATTCTTATTTTTAGGGGTGCAGTCGTTCCCCCTCCCTATGCACGCCGTTTATAGCCATCACTCAAGCCCCGCCTTATCCCACGCGGCGCCGCTTTTCGCCTTTATCTCGTCCAGCGTCAGCGGCTGGAGGTCAACCGAATTAAACCGCTCAATTTTCAGTTTACCCTCCGCCCACAGCTTATAGCGGGATGGCCCCAGCGCCTCGCGCAGTTCGTCTTGGTTGTCCGGGTCTTTTGCCCACTCTGCGAAAGTCTGGACTGGAGCATGGTCTCCGCCTTCGTAAATCGGAGACAGATAGCAACGGTCGTGCGGATGGAGCGGTGGCCGTGGCTTCATGCCGCTACGGTTGAAGTAGAATTTTTTGCCAGCGAGAGCTTGGCAACTCGTACACGTTCTAGAGTCGAGAGTCGCGTGCCATACGTATCCGATTACATCCCGCGATTTCTCAAAGCGGTAAAGGTCGCCCGTGCTTCGTGCATTCCTCGCGCTTGCATCCAGAGATTTTGCTTTACTGTTGAGCGCCACCTGAACAAACCCATCAGTATACCCGGTCGCTCGCGTCCCCTTTATAGCCTCCTTTACCTTATCGACGCTTGCCCCCTGTTGCACCATGCTCGCCACTTTTGCGGACACAGCAGCGATTATTCGCGTTGAGCTATCCTTAGTGGCTTTTGTTATCGTCCCAGCTCCAGCATCCGCAGCCTTGAGTGCTTCGGTAAGTTTTGCATCCCTCGACACATCGGCTGCCAGTCTGCCAAAATCCATTGACGCGTTGATAATCGCCATATCAGCATCGGAGAAAACGCGTTCGAGTTCCGAGGCAAGCAGGCTGAGGATTCCGGCGGCTGTTTTCCTCTCGGCAAACGCTTTATTGATTGCAGCCATCATCCGCTTGCGAAGCTCCCCGGTAAGATTTTGAGCCTCGGTTGTCAACGCGCGTTCGAACTCCAGCGGTGTCATTTACTCCTCCGGCGGCAGCGCCACTGTCGGCATGGTCGGCGTGTATTCCTGCGCCTGTGTGAGGAGGTCATCGTCTGATACCTCCATACCGATAAATCCTGTCCGCCTCAGATAATCGTAAAGCACAGAGATTGGGACTTTGTTTGAGTTCACCAAACTGTCAAGAGTAGATACCGCTTGAGGGTCGAGAGGTTCATCGACAAAAATCTTGTTGAGGTCGATTGAGAATGTCTCGGGAACAGTTACCTCCATGAATATCCCGCAGTATTTTACCATTTCTGCCAAAGCAAGCTGCGTTTGGGTAGCGATACTCGCCATCGTGGATATGTCTGCTGCATTCCTGAGCTTGATTGCTTCTGCCGTCTCTGCGCCCCCGGTAACCTGGTGCGAGCGCAACCTTGCGCCTTGGTCAAGCATGGAACGCTCCAGTTGCTCGAGGGTCTTGAAGTGAACAAGACTGCTGCCATTAATCTCGAGAATATCAGCTTTTGCAGCCTCTCCCTCGAAAGCCAACCCCCGGCTGGCGCCGACGTTTATCCTTTTCTTGCCCTTGTTTACCGCTTCGATAAAGCCGTCTGGCGCTCCGGTAAGCATGAGCATCGGGTGTCCGATATACGTCTGCACGTGAGAGAGTTCCGCCCACGTTTGATAGTGTTTGATATTGCTGTTGCTTATCCCGAGGATTGGAGGGTCATCAATTTTCGCGGTGTTATTCTTAACCCCCACGAATACCCCGGGAATCTCGTTGAGGGGCTTCCCCCCAGCAACGGGGACAATCTCGTCGCCGATTTTATCGCCATCTTCGTCGTAATACTGGATGGTGTATGTCCCAGATTTGAGCATAAGCTCCATGTAGAGCGTTCTTTTCCCTCGGGCGTCGAACTCCTTGGGGAAATCGAAATCCCCCTTGATTACAACCCTTTCGAGTATCCGCTTGTTCCCCGAGAGTCCTTCGCGCCAGTTGATAACATCCTTCGCTTTGAAAATAGAGATTGATGCGAAGATACCCTTTTCTTTCTCCTGCGCGATAGTGAGCCGCCCCTCAGTTCTTGGATAGGTAGCGAGGAGAAACGCCCTCCCATCGGCAGTAACCCTTTCCACGGTTTCCCGGAGAACGTCGTCGAGATTGAGATATTCGAGTTCCGTAGGCATATCGGTTATTATTGGGTTTCTCCTGAAAACGCCTGCAACTAAATCATCAACCATTTGCCCCGTGTAGTTGGTGAAATGCGCTCCGTTGAGGTAGACTTCATATTCGCGCTTGTAGTCGTCGCTCCTGAGATAATCGTCATCATAGGCGATAGGAAACGGGAGGTAACGCTCCCGCTCCCTTTTCACCCGTTGCTCGCCCTCGATACAACAGTCGATTTGCGCCCACTTTCTTACATTCTCATCGTAATCGTTGCGCGTTTCCATAATCTCGTTAAACACAATATCCTCCCGCTCCCAAGCCTATGCTAGGGTCATTACTTCATGCACTAGAGCTTGGCACTCGTAAACAATCCCGGCGTGCGTGAATCCACGATGCGCAACCCTTCGGGTTACCTTGTCGGCGCTTACGGCGATAACGAGAATCGAATCAAGCTCTCCGGCATCTACACATTCGAGCAAAGCCTCTATAGCCCCATTGCTTTTGCTTATATCATCGTTATTTGTCATCGTTCTTTCCGTCCTCCAAGAAGCCCTTTTGTTTGAGATACATCGCTGAATAGTCGCCGCCGCCCGGGAAATTCTCTTCGTCGTTGGGGAACATAGCGAAAAGTCCCTTGCACATCTTCCGTAGCGGTTTTTCCGCTGGAACTTCCATCTTGCAACTGTCCTCGTCCTGTTCAAGGTCCTCCTCCTCCTGTTCGCCGTTCGGCAGCACGTCAAACACTCCCATAAGCCCGGACACCTCACAGTCCTCAGGTGTCTCTATCTCTCTTACAGGGTCTTGGCTTGCCATGCTCGAGATTCCATGTTCCTCGAGGAGCGCGGTCATTTTTTTTGCTCCCCAGTTTCGGCGTGTCTTTATGCCGTTCTCATCGCAAAGCGCCCTGAGTCGTTCCACTTCCGTAGTCTTTACCGCTCTATCCATTTTGCCCTCCATCCTCCATGTGTGTAGTTAAAACGCGAAACCATCCGAGCTTCTAAGCGCGATAACGGTAGCATCGCAAACGCCCTCAACCGTGTCATCGAACGGCGCATTCGGGAACGCCAGAAGTTCATCAACCAATATATCTAAATGCGGTACATTTTCGACGAATCTTACTTGCCCTGATTCGATAAATACGCTGGCATCCTGCACCCTGAGAACCTTGTCAACGTCTCGTTGTATCGCCTTCACCCGGACGTGTTCCTTGCGCTTGAGTTCCTGAATCAGAGAGGAGCCGGAGGATTTATCCTCGATATAAAAGTACCGCATTGATACCCTCATTCCTGCTGCTATTGTACTGTGCTTTTTCCAGAAAGCAAGCGCTTTCCGTCTTAGTTCCGGTGCTGTCCACTTCCCTCTGGTCATGTCGTAGAGGTAAACCACGTTGTTGCTTACAGCCCACGCGGTGAATACGCTGTAATCGTTTTGTTCCTTTGTTTTCTGAGCGGTATCAGCATGGAGGAAAATATAATCTGGCGTGGGAACGGTATTTACATACCTAATCCATTCAGATTTTACAATGTTGCCACCGGGAATGGTCGGATTCTGCTGGAACAGAGCTTGCCAGCTTGATTCAGCCATTGTTTTCTTTTTCTTGAGGAGGAAACTGAGGGGCTTGAGTTCCGGGAAGAGAGCCTCACCCTCTGCTCGATAAAGCTCGTCCCTTGTTGCTACAGCCGGGTACGTGAGCTTTCTGAGATTTTCCACCCCCCCTGATACGGTAAGTTTGCCCACAAGGTCGTCTAGGTGCCATCGGGTCATGACTATAAGCTGTGCTGCATGGACAGAAAACCTCGTAGACCAGTCATCATTCCACCAGTCCCATATTTTCGTCCGGTAGGTTGCGCTGTTTGCTTGCTCGCGCCCTTTAATCGGGTCGTCAATAACTCCTAATCCAGTTATTGATTCGCCCGTAATCGCGCCCCCAACAGTTGTATTGCGGAAATACCCCAAATGTCCTGGCAACTCGATAAGACTATCGTTCAAGGAATATGTCTTGTCGCGCTTGTTTTTCGAGTCAGGGAGGACAATATCCGGGAAGATAGTTTGGAACATTGGTGAGGAGAAAATCCGCCGAACGCCCCTGTTTGCGCGAGTCCCGAGTCTATCGGAGAATGAAGCGAAGATATGCCGTTCCTCGGGATGTTTTGCTATAATCCATGAAAGAAAGTCAATGACTGCGGTGCTTTTCCCATGTTGCGGGGGGCATTCTATTACAAGGGTCGGGGTTTCCCCGGCCTGCCATTCATCATAGAATCGTTGGAGTTCTGCTGCTAAGACGTTGGTGAACCATCCTGAGATTAACCTGTCTCCGTTTATGGCTATACGGTAAGCGAGAAAGTCTCTCTTGGCTACTATTCTCAGGAGCTTTAGCGCTTTGAGGCATTCCTCCTTGGTGGATGGGTTGGCGCTCAGTTTGAGCGCTCGCGCTATTGGGGATAATTGCCCGGTTGTCATTTTTTCGCCTTGGGCTTTTTGGTGGTTGTTTTTTTTGTTTTTGTCTTTGGCTTTGGTGTTTTTTCCTTCTTTGCAGGTTTTACCGTTCTCGGGGTATGCCTCGTAGTCTCTCCGTCATCATAATCCCCCTTCTTGGGCTTGAGGACTTTTTCCCTGATTTGTCTTGGGGCTGTATTTTCGTTCCCTGAGCTTTCTGGTATTACCACTGGCTGGAGGAGACCCGCGTTTTCGAGGAAAGCTCTTGCATCAATCTCATCCGCCATTTCGTTTGTCTCCGGTGCGCCCGGCAGTCCGGTGATTGATGCTGCGAGGACATCAACCTCCCGTTTGTCTTTCCAGTTATAACGGTTTTTCATGACTGCCATCCATACGGTGCTATTAATCCTCACTTTCCCGGCGGCGCCGTACCTGCCCAGCTTATTCCACCATGCCTCCGCAGCTTCTACAGCTTGGTAGTATGCTTGCTCAAACTCTGCATCCTCCGTTACCATCCGCAAAAAATCGCGTCTGGTTATCCCTAAAGTGCAGCATACCTCGACAAGCGATTCTCCATCCTTGAAGTATTCCGGGAGTAGATGCTGTATTGCCCTGAGCTTGTTTTGTATCTCGAGCCACCTCATTAATCGTCCCAACGAAAAGGTCTAGGAATGGAAGCATCGCGGTGCTTAATCTCTGTTATCTTGGTTACGGTCTTTGCTACCGCCTCGAAGTCATCATCTCCGGGTCGATAGATTTTCACCTCAACCGAACGTGTCATCTGTTCATACTTCCGTAATCGGTTTGAGGCTCGCACCAAATCGCTGCCAGAAACCATGAATTTTTCATTGTTCCTCGATTCATCTTTGCATTTATAGCATAGGACTTTGGGAACCTTTGCATCAGGCCACAACTCGATTTCCACCTTTTTGCCACATTTGAAACACTCGGTGGAAACATGCTCAAGTTTGGGCCCCATTAGATACTGCGGCTGGCGTTTCTTGGATGTTCCGCCATTGGTAAGGGCAAACTGTTCAATGGTCCCCTTGTATACGTGTCTGGCGTAGCAACGGGGGCATAACCCCCGCGCCCAGCCATTTTTTGCTCCCGGATGCTTTTCTTTGTTGCAACCAAGGCAGCGCTTAACATCTTTCTCCGCTGGTTTGAGATGCTTTTTCTGTTCAGGGCTTACCACCATACCTTTTTCGGTGGTTTTGCCCTCAGCGCTTAAACCTCGCGCCGCATCAGTTACTTTTGAACCGTTGCTCATGGCGCCTAACCCTCGGCTGTGCTTTCTGTTGAGTCTAAAGGAGTGAAAAAGCCAGTACCACTGCGGCAGATTATCGGCTCCTCAACTCCCGGAGCAAATGAGGAATGCCATTCGTAGGCGCTCCATGTCATTTTCCCGGTGCGGGTTTCGTTCACATCAATGGCAAGCGTTGATAGTGTCCCGTTTTTATTTTTCGTGGGCGATTCAAAGATTACAATAGCATCATCACGCACTAAATACCCCATACAGGTAACGGCGCCGTATCCGCCACCAATAGACTCGAATAGGTCTTTGCCATCGACTACTGTCATCCCGCATTTGGGCGCACTGGTAATCGTGAGTTCTCCATCGTGGTAATTTGCAAATACATTAGTCAATCTATACATTATGCATCGTCTCCCTTTTTCGTGGCTTGGTTATTGTACTCCGGCGCTAGATTATCGTCCAGTTCTGTTTCTAATCCGGTATGAATCTGTGGACTTTGTTCATAAACACTTCCGCCATCCCATCATCTGCGTAGCAAACAACCCTCCCCGGCTTTACTTCGCATTTTTCAATCAATGGCACAAAAAGCACAGCGGGAGCAGAGATTTTCCTCCTCGCACGGCCTAGAACGGTTACCTTTTCAGAATGAATCGCCCCGGTAATCATTGCAGCGTTCTTGCTTCCGCCATCCGTAATAGCTGCGAGAGTAAAAACCCTGTCTGTTGCTCCATCTGATACCGCTTTTACAAGTCCTGCTGGGGATACCCTGATTGCCCCGTTTGCCATATTTCCCGTTACGCTGCTTACCGTTTTTGAGTTCCCATCGTAAAGCAAAATCATCTGCTCCATTTCTTGTACCCTCCTTAGTTGGTTTTTGTCATGGCAACTATCGCTTATGCGGCGCTCTGTGTCATCTGTTTTTTTGTCTTTTTTGATACTTTTTTTGTAGCGCTTCTCTCCTTGTCCCATATTGCAAGTTCGTGTTCGTTGGTATCTCGATACCAATGGTTGGTATCATTGAGATAGAAGCAAGCCTTTTTTACCGTCTTGTTATCGTAGCCGAGATAATGGGCTATATCTGGTTCTGTTGCCTTGGGATTCGCTTCGACAAAGCGCCTGATAACATTGATGTTTCTGGCTCTCTCTGCCCTCCTGCTTTTCGCTCTACGAATCTTTGCCGCTTTCGTCCACATCTGAACCCCCGCTTGCTGCTTTCTGTGCTTTAATCCTCTCCTTGATTTGATAGCGTGATTCCCAGCTTTTGCGATATTCAACATCATCAAACAGCTTTGAGAACCCGGTAACATGCTTCAACCTGAGCAATTCCTCTGCTTCAAGTCCTAATTCGTTGCAAATATCCGTATCGCTCCAGCCGTTATCAAGCATCTTGAACACCATTAACCCCATGCCATCAATGCTGTGTTCACCTCTCGCCCGGTTATGCCTCACGGTAGAAGCCATCCTGTCGTTGATGTCCTTATCAATAACCACTATCGGAAGCATACCATTATTGTGTTCGTAAATATCCTTGTACGATTTCATGATGAAGTAGCGGTGGAATCCGTCAACGATTACATACTTGTCGATAGCAGGGTCGTATATCGTAACCACTGGCATTGTGTACCCATCGTGGCTGATTGAGGTATGGAGTAGCGCCAACTCCCGTTTAGCCACCCTGTTAGGGTTGTAATCATTTGCCACCACCTTATCGAGCGGCACTCGCTTTACATTATCCACGGGGTCATTCATCTTTAGCTGCCTCTCTCTTGAGTCGCCCGTCTCCGGGAACGGGGTTGTTTATTGCATCTTCGATAAACGCAAGTCCGCCCTTTGGAATATCTCGCGTTGATAGTTTCCCGGCAAGCCACCGCCTGTAGGTAACAACTTCCGGGCGAGCTTTGAAGTTACCTATCTTGGTAAGGAAATAGTCATTTGCAAGTATCGAGGATACGCACTCTCCGTCCTTGCGGTCGGCTATCATGGGATGTATATATTTGGAATCAAGATGTTTGAACTCCCGGAGGAATTTTGCCTTGATGTCAGGGTCGGTAACCATCTTCTCGAGGAGGTAATCGCGGTATTCCCTCCATGATTCAAACATTGGAGGAAGCGTTTTCGGCGCCATCATCCCTTTTTTGAGATGCTTTGCGGTGTTTATCCCATCGGCTCTTCCCGCCATCTTCTCCCAAGTCTGAGGCTCTATCTCCTGCATGAAGAATAACTGCTTGAATGATGTCTCATGGTGGAGGTTCGATACCCTCATATCGTTCACCCCGTAGCCGTAGCGAAACATATAATCGTAGATGCGGCAATACCTCCATCCATTCGAGTGAATAGCTTTCCAGATGTCGGTATAGCTCCAGTCATAAAGCGGGTAAAAAGTAAAGTGTTCTGCTTTCTTGTTATCGTGTCGTTTCGCCCATGTTATGTGCTTGTACTTGGTGCGATAGGTGAGGCTTACCGTCCTGGCCGGGGATTCTTCCGCTCTCACGCCCCCTATCATGCAAGCCTTTTCTTCCGGGCGCCAGTGATTGAGGAACGCTGCAAACATAGGCTTGAACCGCAAGGTGCCAAAGGTGTTCTCATGGATACTGATACTTGACTTCTCGCGCATCCAACGGTGTTCGTCCTCCGGGCGCCATGCGTGAACCCAGTTTTCCTTATGCGATACTGCGTTGAATATCTTGATGTGGCATTGAAGCCAAAGAGGATTAACCTCCTCCCTGTCCATTGTCGCCTCAATATAGTCGATTACAGCCTGCCATTCTGCCTCTTGGTCGATGAAAAGTAGGTTGATAGGGAGTAACCCCTTTTCCCGCGCAACCTTGATGCACAGCTCCGTTACGACTACAGAATCTTTGCCCCCGCTTGTGCATACGACTACATTCTCCCCGAACTCGTCATAAAGGAATCGGATGCGCTCCAGTGCTGCATCCCATACGTTGAGTTTGCCAAAGATTTTCATAACCCCCTCCGCGTAGCAATTATGTAGCTGTCTCCGAATGGACGCAGGGCAAAGCCAGACAGGTCATATTCAGATGTTTTATGGAACGGGAACTCAACATCCAAGCGCTTGTATGTAACGGGGTAATATGAATCTACATAAAACATGAGGAAAACATCGGTTCCTGCGTGGCAGAATGAGCGTATATTCCCAAGAGCCTCTGGCTTGATGTAATTCATGGAGCCAAATGTGCTGAGGATGAAATCGAACGGAGGGAAATCAGGCGTTATCCCGATGAAATCCTCAAACTGAGCTTGACACAACTGGTTTGCAATATCGGGGTATTTGTCTCGTGCTATATCAAGCATACCTCCAGATGGGTCAATGCCCACATATCTTTCTGCGCGTATACGGAGGTAAGACAACGCCTCGCATGTCCCGCACCCTATATCGAGCAAGCTCTTTGTTGAGTCCCTGTCAACCAAGCAGGAGAGTTCGGGCTCTGAGTAGAGTCTCAGCTCCTCCTCCTTACTGTCTTTATCAGCGAAAGCTTCATCGTAGCACTCGCTTATCGCATCGTAATCAGCGCGTTCGTCTTTTGCAATCATCGCCTTGTTTATCAGGATTGTTTCTGATATTGGCGCTCCCATAGTCCAGTATTTGAACTCATTTATTCTGAGTACGGTGTATTTCCGTTTCTTGAAAACTTCAACTGTCCCATGCTTGCGTATCAAGGCTACAAGCGAAATGAAACTTGCATCATCGCTCCATGTCTCCCGTAGCGTGTACCAGTGCGGGTTGTCCGGCATTGTTCGTGCAAACTTCCACTCGGCAGCCAACAAGAGCTGTGCCGCCGCCCTCTTTACCGCAATGCTATTCAACGATGAAATCCTCCCCACAGTGCGGACACGTTACAACGGAAGCTCTGCTGTTTTTCTTTCTTGAAAACCTCTCGTCCATTACCTTGCCAGCTTTAGCAATA